CTTGCCCTTGTCTGTTTAACAAATACTTAATTTGTCTGTCTATAACGGCAGGCAGATCTTTAAGTTGACGAATTGCTTTGTCACTTAAAACATTACCTCGATTATTTACATCGTTAGTTGTCATTATGCAAAAGGCCCAGGCAAAGAGACAGTAGGCATTCTTGGAATTAAACTAAAATCTATTTGTTCGTCAACTTCAAAAACATTATAAAGCATAGCACCATTTTCACGTTTAGTGCCATTTGCATTTAACATTCCTCTAGTATTTAACACTTCATCGTCAACTTCCCATTTACCTAAATTTTCCTCGTAACGATTAGTGGTGCTTGGAGGATCAGAATCAGGAATATCTTGTGGATTATCTTCTTTAAAAAATAACTCTCCAGCATTAGGTAATGTATGATAATAACCTCTTACTCCAACTGGACCCTTAGCTACTAACTCTGCGTCTGTTGGATGTAGTTTAAAAGATACTTGAAATTCAAAATCGTGTTTAATGTACTCGAATCCTGGTCCAGCTCTTAATACTTGATAATTCCATTGTGTTAATTTTACTCGTCTGGGTTCTAATCCCCACATAATGTTAGCATTAACTTTGCCAATCATTTCTGCTCTTAATTGTAAGTTAAGAGTAGCTGTATTATAACTCATTGAAAGAGTATCTACAGCTTCGTCAATTTCTGGAGAAGGATTATATGGGTCTCCTGCTGCATTAACAATTGGATTTTCAAATCTATCAGTAGAAACCTCTTGTTTAAATACTCCAAATCCACCAGAAATAACAATAGGATCGTCTAAAGGATTCTCACGTCCTTGAAAGTCATTGCTGCCACCCGTAGGCTTGCTGTCATGTACTACTTTAACGGTCCAGAGAGTTCTTATGTCTCCCGTGTTTGTATCGCTTATCTCGGCTTTACGAGACACTTGAATATCTCTACAAAATGCCCAAGAATCTACAAACCCATACCAATTATACACATCCCCATATTGAGGCAATTGTTCCATAGCCCTGACAGTTAAAGGGTCTGCAGTTCTTTCTGTGTAAATTTGATATTCAGAAGTATATTTTCTATGAAATTCAGCATCTATAGATAACTCTGTTTTTTTAGGATGTCCTACATTTATTTGAAATACTTGAGCCATTATTTAATTCCTAAGTCTTCTACTTGATTTGGTGCATTTGGACCGTTAGCTTCTGTAACTCCAATTAAAATATCTAGTCTATCTAATACACCTGGAGTATTTACAGCTTCTGTTTGCTGTTGTCCTGGCACAGATAAAGAACCTGTAGTAGCATTTGCTGGATTTAACATGTCCACAGCAGGAGACATCCAGGAAGGAAGTATAGTCCTCAACGCTGAATTTACACCCAATGTACCAAGATCGTTATTTAAAGTTGTGCTTAATCCAGGAACTCCACCATACGTATTTGGTGCTGGACCCCCTATAACGTCAGGAGTTAGCGGTCCAAATGTAGCATAGTTTCCAGTAAAAGGATCAACATTAGAACCAGGGTTGTATTCAGAACCAGGACCAACACTCCCAGGAGTTATACCGTAAAACTTTTCGTCAATATAAGAACTTGTCCCTGGAGGTGGGGCTATGTGTTTAAGAAATTCCTCTTTATGAGCCTCTATGTACTTTTTTATTTTTGCTGTTAATGCCTCCTTAAGCAAATCTAGCTCATGCTGGGTATCAACTAAATTGGGGTCTCCTCCAGGAGATGCTCCAGAAACTTCATTGTGTGCATTATCTATTACCCACTGAGGAATAAAATCACTATAATTTTGATCCCATACGCTTTGAGTCATTCCTTGCAGTGGTCCAGATGGAAACGGAGCATTAATACCTCCCTCATGAGGGGCACCAAACATGTGCGTGAGGTCATCATCTGATATGTTTGGATTTGTTTCCAAATCCGTCATTGTCTGATTTATCATCTCTCCGACAGCAGAATCTGTCAGATAATGAGCTTGGTTAGTTCCATAACTTGAGTCAACAGGCGTTATTGGTGCATGTTTTTCACTTTCTACCACCCTTTGACCTACCCAATCCATAGTAGTATCAAACCAACTTTGAGCAGTACTTACTGCGTCATCTACAGTGTTTAATACAGTAGTTGCTCCTTCTTGAGCTGCTGTCATAGTATTATCAATTAAATTTTCTAAGTCTGTATTTGGCTCCATAAGCATTGCACCAGTGCCATAACTATCAAAATCTGTAAGAGGATCGTGTAGGTCAGGCATAGCTAGGATATCAGCCATACTAGGAACTCCAGCAAATGCACCCATCATGGGCTTATCGCCTGCCATTGGAATACCTCCGCTACCCATATACTCTGCTGTATCTACCGCTGGATCAAGAACTCAATAATGCTGTAATTTAGCAAGTGCTTTGTCTAAAGAATTAACTTTGTCTAAAGCTGGGTCAAACAAATTCCCCATATCAGGTGCCCAGTCTTCCATCCCTTTAAACAAACCGTCTAAGTCAAGATTTAATTCTGGACCATCAAAGTTTAATTCGGCTAATGTAATAGCCTTCATGTTTTTCCACATTTCCTCCCATTCATGCTCTATTCTATCAAACGTACCTCCTGATCCTGAAGCCGCATCTGCCCATTCCTCTAGGGGATCAAATTTCCAGGTGTCCCAAGCTCTGCGTAAAGCAATAAAAAATGGGAGTACATGGTTTAATGTTAAATCTATTAATGCTTTGTTAGCGGCATCAATAAATGAGTCTGACCAAATGTACTTCCAGGTATTTACTGCCATTGTTGAAATACTCTCATACAAAATTGCCGTCATTCTTAGTATGGCTTTTGAAACAACTAAAAGATTTTGTATCACCACAGGACCAGCTAACTTTAAACTTTCGACTAAAAAAGTTGCTATGTCTTTAAATACAGTACGCCAATTTGTAGATAACCAAGTTAAAATTATTGTTGAATTTTCTTTTATGTTCCAGAAAAACCCAGTAACATTTTTTGCAAATGTTAGTGCAGAATTTTTTATTGCATCAAATAATTCTGTCCAACCTCCGAATGAATTTTTTACACTAATAGCTACGGCAGCTAACCCTGCCATTCCAGCTACAATTAACCCTAATGGTGTAACCATAAAAGCAAAAACTTTAGCAATTAATGCTATAGGGACTAAAATCAAACCAAGAGGGTTTAACAACTGTAAAATTACAGTTGCAATTCCTCCAAATACTGTAGCTATACTTGCAAAAACAATTTGCGAACTTAACAGCATAGCTGTGAAAGTTCCAAACATTTTAATTGCTGGGCCTAAAAATAACATAGCAGCTCCAAAAGCTATTGCAGCCACTGACATAGCTGTTAAAGCAACACCTGCAGCTACTCCCATAAGTGCAATTATGCCAGTTATACGTTTAACTACAGGGTCCATAGACCTAAATACGTCTAACAATTCTAAAACTTTAGCTGAAATTGCTTTTAATGTAGGCATGAACACTTGACCTATTTCTCTAGCTGTAATCAGCAAAGAGTCTCTAATGTTACTAAGCATCCCAAGAAAGGTTTTACTTTGTTTAAACATTAGATCAGCAAATTTACCGCCTTCACTGCTCAAATTTCTAAATGCACGCAAAACTTGCATGTCAGAAATTTGACCACGGCGAATCATATCGTGTATTTGTGCTCTAGCTTCCATAAGATTTGGAGACAATCCTGCTATTGAAGTAGCAAGAGAATCCAAAAGAGGTACTCCATTAACAGCAAAATCTCGAAGTTCTCTAGCTGTTAATTTACCTTGAGTTCTAACTTGAGCGAGGTTATGGATAATTCGTTCAAAACGTCCACCACCAATACCAATACCTGCAGTAACATCTCCAACATCTTTAAGAGTTGGGATAATTTCTTTAGCAGCAAACCCCATAGCCATAAGACGTTTACCAGCTTGTTCAACTTCTCCTACATCAAATGGACTAATTTTAGCAAATTGCTCCATGTCCTTTAAAAGTTTTCTTGAATCTTTTACGTTGCCTACAAGAACGTCAAAAGCAATTGTAGTTTGTTCTAATGCGGCTGCTGCAGCTGAACTACCAACTACGATAGCTCCAAATCCAGTAGTAACAGCTGCTCCGGCCAGTGTACCAGCACGGCCAATTTGTTGCATACCTCTAGCAAATCGAGTTCTTGCTCGATCAAAATCAGTAGTGTCTCCCAAAAACCGAACTAAGATTTCATCGACTGTTGTTGCCATTTTTCAAAATCCGGTATTTGCGGTGCTGTAGAATCAGCAAATTTAGAAATAAATGAAGCTTGGCCTTTTTTAGTTAAAGCTTCATACTGAGTCTCTTTTGAAATTTCCTCGTTGTCAAATTTTAAAATAAACTCGTCAATAGACAAAGATTTTTTTACGTTACCCATTCCATAGGCTAACGACCTAATCTCCATTGCAACTCTAGCAAGATAAACTTGATTTAAAAGAGGCTGTGTTTGATTTTTAATTTCATCTTCTTGTTCTTTTCCAATAATAAAAGACCAAGCAGCAACCTCTCTTAATGATAATTTTCTGCGACACTCATCAGCTGACATTCCTAATCGTTCAGCAATTTTAAAGTAGAGATAGTGTCGCTCTGCTACTTTTTTCCAATTTCAGAATCTGTCTCTTTAAACAGCAAAGTTACTAGCTGTACAGACTTATCTGAATCGTCCTGGGAAGAAAGCCAATCTCTAACCTCCTCCATATCCACGGGAGTGTCTGGTGCGTCAAATACTTTGAGCATAGCTTCAGTGTAACGAACTTCCTCATTGAGTCCGTTCATTTCCTGAGCTACTTCAAAAAGTTTTTGTTGTACTTTGTATGGAAACTTTCCAACAGTACTTTTTGAAACCAAACCTCCTCCTTTTCGCCGCAAACATAAACTAATTAGCAAGGGTGCTAGATCGGCAATCTTATTAAATCCAACTGGCTGGCCATTACTATCAAATTTAATTGAACTGGCTTTAGCATTTTGATAAGTTGTCGCGTCTTGTCCGCTCATAGAAACGAGTTCAAATTCATCCAAAGCAGTACCATCTTCATTTGGAACTACTACTGGAATTTTTTGACAAATTTCTTCTAGCGAAAAATCAAGTTCATTAGGAATCATGTTTGCTCCGAGTTAAAAAATCAGGGGGAAGGTGCAACATACGCTGGTGCAGTTTCTACAGGTGGATCAGCAATGTTCAAATTAGTATGAACAATAGTTACTGTAGCTTGGGGTTGAGTTCCATTACTCAAAGTTTCAGGAGTAAATGATTTCAAAAAACCATAAACGTCCCAACTTGAACCATCAGGATAATGGTAACTAATCAATTGATTTGTATTAGATGCATCAGTTAACAACGTAACTAAAGCAGAAAGCTGTCCTGGATCGTAAGCACAGGTCATGCCTGAATCTGTAACCTCTACTAATGCTTGATGGACAAAAGTTTTATAGGTTGTGTTATGCATAGTAGTGACATCAATTTTGTCACCAGAATCCAATCCTGGAGGAGTTACTTCTTTTTCCCAAACTCCTAAAGTTGCATTTTCAGTAAAAGCTACCAAAGATTGATAGCCATTATTCAACATTGTACCTGTTGGGGTTCCGCGAGCTACCATGAGTGTTCTCCTATAGCTGTGTGACGTACATCAAAAAGTTTAAAGTATACATAAGTCCAATAATAGAATCATCTTCCATTTCATTACTTCTAATGATGTTAGATGTTCTATTATAGTTATGTATTAAATAATCAGTTGTTGCTCCGTCTGATACCGTTACAGTATAACGATTTATTTGCTGATCAAAATAAGTCTCTATGCTTTTTGCTTTATTATATCCTACATAATCTTCAAATTCATTTAAACGAAGCATAATTTGTATACCAAATGCTTCGTCATAATCTCCAGTAGGGTTTATTCGTTCTCTGACAACACCTCCTGTGTCAAAAACGTACAAACATTTATCTACTTGAAAATTAGAGGTAGACATTAATTTTCTAGGTACTTGTTTATTAACAAAAACCATCCAATCTACAGGTGTAGTAGAATTAACTCTGTAGCCTAACCCTGTAGCTATAAGTGTTTCTAACGTAATTTTAGCAGGTGAATGATTCACTTTAAATTCCAAATTTGTCTAAAGCTCTTGAGGTAAAACCAGAACCTTTACCTGTAGCTGCTTTTACTTCATTTTCAATTATTTTAATTAAAGTGCTTCTATGTTGTCTAGCAGGTTGTTCTAAAAATTTTGCTTGTCCATTAGGATGAAATTTTGTTAAATCTTCATGAACGTAAATAGCATATTTTTTCTTATAACTAACAATGTATTCCGGTTTTTTATCACTGTTATTAAGAACTTTAGAAGAACCACTTGCTTTAAGTTTACCAGTTTTAACTGGAACTAATAATTTTGATTCTCTTAACAAAAATCTTCCAGCTTTAGCCATTCCTCTTCTCAGAGCTTTTTTATCTGCTTTGGCTAGAGAATCAACTCTCCTTTTAGTCCTAGCTATCCCAGTAATGGATATTGTGCCTCCACGTTGACCCATAGGCCCATAAGATGGAGCATAGTATCCTGCTCTTGTAACACCTTTAAATGGGGTCGCCATTACATGTATCCTTTAAACATTACTTCATTTGCATCTAAAGAAAAATATCGTTCAACGTATCTAACTTTTTGATGCATAGGAATAGAACTTGGTATTTGAGCTAATCCAGTTCCTGCTGGGTCTGTTACTTTAGCTGTGGTTAACCAAAGTACGCCTTCTTGTTGAATTTCGTATGAGGTAATAATTTTACAATTGTAATCTAATCTTCTACCTATTACATCTGTAAAACTAGCTACTTCATTTGACCAGTAACAAGGAACCTCTACCGCAGTTACAGAGGAATAATCTCTACGTCCTGATTCTGTAAGACCTCCAACGGGCCAATAAATAGCTACTTGTCTTAAAAGATCGGAAAGTATATTAGCCATCGGGATTGCTGTCTCCTACCCAAAGAGTGT